TACTTTCGAATCAAGACGAGTACGATATTAATTTATTGATGGTGCCTGGAATTTTAAACAGTGTTCATCCCGCTATAACTCAGAAAGCTATAGATGTTTGTGAAGATAGAGGTGATACATTTGTTGTCATAGATCCAGTTGCTTGGGGAACATCTAACATAGTTTCAGTAACAGATGAGTCTGAGAAACATGATAGTAATTATGCAGCTATGTATTGGCCTTGGGTACAAGTTCCAGAACCTGAATTAGGTAGAAATGTTTGGGTGCCACCTTCTACAGTGATTCCTGGAATATATGCTTTCAATGATAAAGTAGCTCATCCTTGGTTTGCACCAGCTGGTTTAAATCGTGGTGGAATTGACACAGCAATCCAAGCTGAAAGAAAATTAACACAGAAAAATCGTGATGATTTATATGATGCGAATATGAATCCAATTGCAACATTTCCAGGTCAGGGAGTTTGTGTATGGGGTCAAAAAACACTTCAGAAAAAACCATCAGCACTAGATAGAGTTAATGTGAGACGATTATTAATCGCTCTTAAGAAATTTATTGCTTCAACATCAAGATTCTTGGTATTTGAACAAAATAATCCTAAGACAAGAAATCGTTTCTTAAATATAGTTAATCCTTATTTAGAACAAGTTCAATCTAATAGTGGTTTATCAGCATTTAAAGTAGTTATGGATGACAGTAATAATCCACCTGATACAGTTGATAGAAATATCTTATATGGTCAAATATTTGTTCAACCAACAAGGACAGCTGAATTTATAGTACTTGACTTTACAGTACAAAACACAGGTGCAACATTTCCAGAATAATTAACTAGGTAATTGTTGACAATAAGAAAATGGAGAAAATTTAAATGGCAGAGAAAATAGTATCACCCGGCGTTTATACAAACGAGGTAGATAAAAGTTTTTTACCAGCAGCGATTGGAGATATCGGTGCTTGTGTTATTGGCCCTACAGTTAAAGGACCAGTTCTAACCCCAACCATTGTTTCATCTTATGCAGAGTTTCAAGAAATTTTTGGAGATATAGTAAAAGTATCTCAGGTTGCTAGAACAAATGCATCTGGATTAATACTAGATGTTGGTGCTAGTAATAATAATGCTTCAGGAAGTCAAGTTTATACTTATTTAACTTCTGAAACAGCTAAAAATTATTTAGAAAATGGAAATACACTAACAGTCGTTAGAGTGATGGAAGGGGCTTATACACACGCTAGTTCTAAAATATCTTCTTCTGTAGATCCTCAAATGGTAGGTGGTGGTATTCATGGTAGAAATCATGCTGGTTCTACTAACACTCAGACAGACTCTGGAAGTATTCGTGCTACAGCAAGTCTTTTCTTTAGTCAATCAGCTGATGCATCAGGTGCTAGTAATAAAAATATGATGGAAGCATCTATGTCAATTGGAAATTGTTGGTTTGTATTCACACATAAGAAGATAGCTGAACACATTAATACAGGTTCACATATCATGCCTTCATTTCATGGTTCTGCTTCAGGAGATGGGTGGAGTAGTGCTAATCACATAAGTGCTTCTCGTATTTTCATAAAAACTGGAAGTAGTGCAGGTGCTACGGCTATAGAATTTGCAGCTACTCTGATGAATGCTGATAGTGCTTCAATACATGGACTTCCAATATTAAGTGCTAGTAGTAAAGTACAGTCTCCTGCAACAAAAGGGTTAGTAATGGTAACAGCGAGTCATGCTGGGCCGAGTGGTCTTTATGGTGGTACATTTAGAACAAGTGGTAGTAATCATTTAGGAGCACATCTTAGTGGTACTCTTACTATAGAGAGTGGAGCTTTCAATAGAGGTGCAGTAGCTGCAACTGCTAATGCAGGATTTGCTGGTACAAAACAATTTGAAGGTGGAGCTAATTTTAATAATGGTGTTCCAAGAGTTCCATTTACATTACATACATTAGGTGTTGGTTCAATAATGAACAACAAACCTGCTAACAATAAATTTTCAGAATCAGTTGCTTCTCCATATTCAATTTCAGATGGTATTCTTGTTGGACCTAAACTTGAACAAGATGGACCTAATCATAGAACACCCGCATCTGCTTCGAGACTAGCTAATCACGATGTCAGACTTGGTTTAAATGCTGACTTGAAAACTGGAGTTTTACCATCAGGTTCACAGCAAAATGTTAGATGGGAAATATCACAAGTTAATCAGAAAAAAGGTACATTTACTCTTAATATAAGAAGTGGTAATGATAAAACTACTAATAAAAATATTTTAGAATCATATCCTGATTTAACTTTAGATGAATATTCTCCAAATTATATAGCAAAAAGAATTGGAGATTCATATCTAACAATCAGAAATAGTGGTACAGATGACCCATACTTAGAAGTTACTGGTTCATATCCAAATAAATCAAAATATATTAGAGTTGAGGTTCATGAAACTACACCTAATTATTTAAATGAAGATGGTTCTGTTAGAGAACCAGATTATTCTGCTTCATTACCTTATTATAGTGGTTCAGCTTGGAGTGGTTCACATGGTGGTTCATTTAGTGGAGGTTCGGATGGATATATCGGATTTAATACATTAGGTCATGTGAGTGGTACAGCAGTTGCTAGTACTGATAATCTTAATGTTAATTTTTATGAAAACATTGGTACACAAACTCAAGGATTTTATCCAGAAACTGTTGATAAAGGAAAAAATGCATACTTGGATGCTTTAAATTTAATTTCAAATCAAGATGAATATGATGTAAATTTAATTCTTATGCCAGGTATAATTTCAAATACACATACATCAATCGCTAGTAAAGCAATTGATGTTGCTGAAGGAAGAGGTGATTGTTTTGTAGTATTAGATCCTGTTCCTTATGGAAGTGATATAAATACAGCAACTACAGAAGCTAAAACTAAAGATTCTAGTTATTCAGCTATGTATTGGCCTTGGATAAAAATGCAATCAAATCAACTTGGAAGAACCATATGGACACCACCATCAGTTGGTGTTTCAGGTGTATATACACTTAATGATAAAGTGTCATATGAATGGTTTGCACCAGCTGGTTTAAATAGAGGAACTATAAGTACAGCTCAACAGGCTGAAAGAAAACTAACTCAATCAAATAGAGACGATTTATACAGTTCAAATGTTAACCCAATTGCTACATTCCCTGGACAAGGGGTTTGTGTATGGGGTCAGAAAACATTACAACAATCTCCATCTGCACTTGATAGAGTTAATGTAAGAAGATTATTAATAAAATTAAAGAAATTTATTGCTTCTACTTCTAGATTTTTAGTATTTGAACAAAACAATTCAAAAACAAGACAAAGATTTTTGAGTATTGTAAACCCTTATATGGAGCAAGTTCAATCTAATAGTGGATTAAATGCATTTAAAGTGGTTATGGATGATACGAATAACACACCAGATGTTGTGGATAGAAATATGCTCGTTGGACAGATTTTTGTCCAACCAACACAAACAGCTGAATTTATTGTGTTAGATTTTACTGTACAAAGAACTGGAGCTACATTTCCAGAATAGATTTTTTGTTATTTATTAATTAAATTTAAAAAGAATCAATCTTTTTAGTTGGATTTTTCCGTATAATTGATATTTATATATGAAAATATATAAAGTAGTAGTAAGTTAACTTTGGAGAAAAATAATGGCTGAATTAATAGATGCTAATGATATAATGTATACCCCCTATGAACCTAAATTACAGAATAGGTTTATTGTAAATATAGATGGATTACCTGCGTATCTTATAAAAAGTGCAAATAGACCCCAAATTTCTTTTGAAGAAGTTGAATTGAGACATATGAATGTGAAAAGATGGGTAAAAGGTGTTGGTGAATGGCAACCACTTGAAATTACTATGTATGACCCAATCGTTCCTTCAGCAGCTCAAGCAGTAATGGAGTGGGTAAGATTGTCACATGAATCTGTAACTGGTAGAGACGGTTATTCTGATTTCTACAAAAAAGATGTAACTATTAATGTACTCGGTCCTGTGGGTGACATTGTAGAAGAATGGACATTAAAAGGTGCGTGGTGTCAAGATGTATCTTTTGGTGATTTAGCATTTGACTCGAATGATCCAGTTGAGATAACAGCTACAATGAGATATGATTATGCAATACTTCAATTCTAATCAATAAAAACTAAATATCAAATAAATAAAGAAAAAACCCTTGATAAAAAATTGAGGGTTTTTTTATTTTGTATATATTTATATATGAGAAAGTTATGAGGT